TTCATAGATTTCACGAGATTTAGCTACTACGATTTGATGGAAAAGCTCTTTGGCTTTGTCACTTTCGTCATTAATAAGATGTTCGAGCATCTGCTCGAATTTGTTTCGATCAGTCATGTTTTTTTCTCCTATAGGTTGCAAGGCTGTCAAATATATTTACAAAAGATTACAATAAACTGTGTTAAATGGTATATTTTTACCAGGTTTTTACTAATTGATTAAAGTCATCTATATAAAGATGTTTAAAGTTTTTCAATTCGAACCCTGGGTCAAAGAAATTATTTTTATCTACTACTCTAAAAAATTTAATTCCTGAATGATTCCTAATAGTTTGTTCTGTTTGTCTTCGCCAGTTTCCATAGTATGTTGCAGACTCGTGTGATTTTTTATAATTTTCTGTATCTGCATAAACATTATTAACAAGTCCATCTGGCATACCAATGTAATCGAATCCAAATATATAAATTTCTTTTGGACCGTGTCCTGCTGCAAAATTTAAAGCAGTTGGACCGCTACTCCAACCTAAACTAGGATTAAAATAATTAAATCCGATAAATTTTTTGTATTTGGTATTAGGGTTGGTCCATACTTCGTGCGTTTTTTGCCAACCTTTTGATTCTATTTCAAATATCATTTTAGGATCTACAGCAATTAAAAAATCGGGTTCAAATTCTCTATAAAGAGCATTACACCCGTATATTTTTCCAAATCTCTTTAAATGATTAAAGTCAAAGTTAAGACGGCTTTTGCCATTACCTAGCACAAAACTACGCATATGTCATCCTTTTTGAATAATTATGCCGCAGGTGCTGGAGGTGGTTTATACATTGATTCTATAAATTCTAAATCTTTTTCTTGTTCTAGAATATGTTGTTCACTAGCTTTACGTAGTTCGTTTATTTGCTTTAATGTAAGTCTAGTCTTACGAGTATCACTACGTTTCATAACATCACTATCACGACTAGGATTATAGGATAAGTCACCGAATCCTAATGGTTGAGATTGATCTCTGTAAAATAATTCACGTAATATCATAAAAATATTTATACCGTAGGGGCGGCAGGAGCACCAGCAGGAACAGCAGGAGCACCAGCAGGAACAGCAGGTTGACCTGGTGCTGCTCCTAATTCTGGAGGGGCATTTTCATCTGCTAAATCATTTAGATCACTTTCTATACCAGCTTGACTAATACCTGCACTACGCATTTCTCCAGTTGCATCTGTAGCAACTGCTTCTGCTTTTCCATTTTCTTCTGCCCATAGTTTTTGATTCTCCGCCATTTCTTCATCTGTTAAACCTAAAAATCTTTTCAATGCAAATCTTTTACTAATGAAAGGAATTTGTTGAACAGTATTAAATGTATTAATTCTTTGCCCGTCCATTTCACTTTGTCTATATGCAGCAAAATTAAGAGGTGGATTTAATTGTAACTCGAATAATCCTGTATCTATGTTTAATCCTTTATCGTGCAAGTATAACTTAAACTCTTGATCAAATATTTCTTCTAATAAATTTTGTAATCTTTCGCAATACTTATTAAATCTTAATTCTTGAATATAGGCAGTTCCTACACGGCCATCATTATAACTAGCCTGACTATCGTCTGCTCCTGTTGGCAAATAACTACTAGGAATACGTAATCCTCTAAATAATTTATTAGTAAAATATTTTAAATCATCTATTTCACCTAAATTTGTACCACCTGGCAATGTATCAACCTTACTTCCTCTACCTTCCGCTGTTTGCGGAAAAAAATAGTCTTCATTAATGCTTAAAGGATTATATGCACTGTCGATAACATTTTGTCCACCCCCTGTTACACTGGGAATACGACGTTGATTGATTTCGTTTTTTACTCTTTCAACAAAACTCATAGCCAAGTGACTAGGCATATTACCTACATCTATGTAAAATACACGTCGTTCTGGAGCACGTTGAACACGATAGATAATAATAGCATCTTCCAGCAACTCTTTTTGCTTATAAACTTTAAAAATTTGCTCTAATAAACTATTTCCAAAAGGGTAATTATTGTCTAAGCCTTCACTTAAACTTAAATGTACAATGTGTTTTGCTTCGATAGCAACTTCATTCTGATTATTCTGAAATCTTGTTCCTGGACTTATAGGATAAGCACTAGCTTGTCCACGAGCTGCCGCTCCACCTGCAACATATGCAGTGCCTCTGTTATTTGTGTTTGTAGTATTTGGATTAATTGTTGTAACTACTAAGTCCATAAAATTAGGATTTAAGTCCCTTATAACATACTGCTCGGGCTTTTTACCTTCACTTTCATTTACAATAATTTTAGTAACTTTTCCCGGATCAATATGAAACCATTGTTTAGTTTCGGGGTCTCTTACAAAGAATCCATCTCCATACTTAAAAATATTACGAATAATTCTAAAAACTCTGGTGTCAAACTTGTTAAGTTTTGTCCATTGTTGTAAATATTCTCTTAATATTCTTACCTCACTAGAGGTAGCCTGAGTTTTAAAAGTTAATCTAAATGGCGTACTGTTATTTTCGCTAGGTTGTGTGCAAAATTCTGCTAAGATATCTAAAGCAGCATTTACTTCACTATCCATATCCATTGTATCATACTGCAAATACCTATCAATACGATTAGGAGCTCCTGTGTATACATCAGGAAGATAGCTACTGTAGTTAGCTCGTGCTGGACCTGGTTTGGCGGCATTAGAGCTTAAGGGACTAAATGTCCCTGGATTATTATCCACAGTTACCGGAGTAAAATATTTTTTCCAACTCATGTTTTATGCGCCTACAAAGTTATTTTTGTTATTAGATTTAGTTGCACGAATTTGGTCACCCAATAGTTTACCATTTTGGTCAATTAAGTCTTTTATAGATTTATTTAATGAACTTAGCTGCTTGACAACATCATTTAAGGTAGCATCTTTAGATGTTGCTGCTGTTGCTTTACTACTGTCTGTTTTAGATTCTGTTGATGAATTGTCTTTCTTTTGTTCTGCCTGACGTTGTAACCTAGCTGTTTCTGCATCACTTTGATTTTCATCCTTTTTAGCAACAGCAGCAGTTTGTGATTTTAAATCAGCACCAAATTTTTTCATTCCAGGAAGATTTATAGAATTTAAATCAACTTCTCCTTTTGAATTGAAAAACGGATTAGTACTATCTAATGCTTGTTTTACTGGCTCAGGAGCTGCAAAGTCTATTCCAGCTACGCTAGCATCACCTGGGCCGTTTTCTGCAAAGTCTATTCCAGCTACGCTAGCATCACCCGGTCCTGCTGAAAATGCAGCATCATCTATCATAGATGTAAGATTTTCATTTATGTCTTGTGATATATCACCAAATTTTTCTCCTAAGTCATCTAGCGGTAGTGCATCTTTTATAGCAGATGATATATAATCTGTGTCGTCTTGTTCTTCATCATCTTGATCATATTCATCAAGCATTGAACCTAGATTAGTTTGAATATCTTTAGAAATCTCATCTATTCCGCCACGCATATCGTCAGCAAAAAGACTTAAACTTTCCTGTTGTTGAGTTGCCTCATCTACTCCGCTCATTTCATCAAATGGCAATGCATCTTTTATAGCTGATGATATGTAATCTGTATCTCCATCTTGTGAATCGTATTCATTAATCATTGAACCTAGATTGTCTTGAATATCATTAGATACTTCTTCTATACCTGCTCGCATATCGTCAGCAAAAAGACTTAAACTTTCCTGTTGTTGAGTTGCCTCATCTACTCCGCTCATTTCATCAAATGGCAATGCATCTTTTATAGCTGATGATATGTAATCTGTATCTCCTCCAGTAATTAGATCTTCTAATTCTATAGGTTGGAAATTCATTCCAGACATAACATCTTCTATATCTGACTGTATGTCATTAATTTCCAACATAGCTGCTTCGTTAGCTTTTATTACAGCAGCATTACTTTGTTCTGCTATTTCAATCTGTCTTTTAGAAGTTAATTCGTCTAAGTTTTGTAAAACATTTAATTCTTCATTTCTACTTTGAATTCTTTCATACGCAGCTTTTCCTATCAATTGACTTTCTGATAGTTGATGTTCTTCCTCATCAGTTAGCTCTCTTTCTCGTTTAGCCTGCTCTAATCTACTTACAATTTCATCGTGCTTATCTCTTATTTGTTCATCTTGATTGTTATGATATTCTAAACGCTGTATATTAAATTGCCTATTTTCATCGCTAATTCCGTTATATTCATCAATTAATTTCTTTTGACTGTCTGTAAATTGACTCTTAAAAATATCTTGTTGTTTAGATACTTCTATAATAGGCAAAGAATCAACAAGATCTTTATTAATCTCCTCCATATTAAGGCCAAATTGTTCTATATCTATTCCGCCTAAACTTTGATTTACATCAGAGATAACTTTTTCGAAATTGCTTCCAAATTCGTCCATCATACTACCAAAAGGTAGTTTCAATTCTTCGCCAAACTCTCCTGCCCCTGATTTGGGAAATAAAGATTTAGATATTTCTGCTAATGATTGTCTAGCTTTTATTTCTGCTTCTGCGCTTTCTTTTATTCCGGATAGTCTAAGTTCAGCTTCTTTTTTACTTGATTCGATGTCTATCTTATTATCTACTGCTCTTACATTTGCTTGTGTAGCTGGTTTAGGTTCAGTTGGTTTTGCTTCTTCTTTTTTAGCCTCTTCTTTTTTAGCCTCTTCTTTTTTCGAAGGAACTTCAATTACTTTACTTAGGTCTTTTGGCCAATTTATAACTTCTACTTTGCTAGGCCCTGTAACTTTAGGTTCTTCTTTTTTGATTTCTATTTTTGTAGCAGGACTAACAGTAGTTGTAACATCTTTTGAAATCTTGGATAAATCTAAACCGCTTTGTTGAAAATCTTTAACTTTTTCTAACTGTCCTTTTAAACCCCCAAAAGCTTTGGCAGCTCCTTCACTAGCCATACCTTTTGCCATATTCATCATTTGATCAGGTTTTATAACACCTTCTAACCCGTGTAGTTCAACAAGCGTTCCTGCTCCCCAGTCTTCAAATAATTTTCCTGACATACCTATACTTCCAGTATTTCTTTTAGGAGGAACGGGTCTACCTTCTTTATCTTTTTCCAGAGATGGTCCGTGGAATATATCTGCCCCTTGTTTAATTTTTTCTGAAGCTACTTTTGCTGCATCTCCAAAAACTTCTCCAGCTTTTATTAATGATGTACTTAAAGTTCCTGCTGCTTTAAGTAAGTCTTGTCCTGCTCCAGCTAATACATTTCCAAATGATGAAGCAGCTTGATTGATTGCAGGTGCTGCTTTGTTTAAGGCTGCTAAGAAAGCATTTTCAGGACCTGTTAATTTATCTGCATCAAGTTTTCCTTTTCCTGCATCCTCTATAGCACCTCTAATATTTTTTCCTGTTCCTCCGGCATCTGTTCCGAGTTTACTCATATACCCACTAAACTCTTTTAGTGCAGGATTTAAATTATAAAGAGGTTTTAACAGATATTCATTCATACCTGCTGCTACATCTTTCATTCTTGCTTCAAATAAAATATTAGCCTTGCTTAATTCGTTAACCTGCTTACCGTTATCATCTTTTCCTTGTTTTTCTAAAGCTAAATTTTCTTTAAGTTTTGCATTTAATTCAGCAAAACTTGTATTAACACCTCCTGATTCTATTTCTAGCCTACGTAACGCATCAGTAACGCCACGATTAGCCATCATATTATCACCTAATGCTTTAGAGGCTTCTCCTCCTGCTGCCCCTAAAGCAATCATTTGCAATTTAGCTGGATCTTTACTATCATCAAACGCAGCTTTTCTAGCTCTTTCATTGGCTGCTAATGCTGCTGATTCGTTTCCTTTAGCTGTAGCTAACGCACTATCTCTAGTAGCTGCTGCTTGTTGACTATTCAATGCTGCCTGAGTAGCAGCCTCTTTACTCATTATCTGGCCAGTAGCAAATACTTCCTTAAACATTTGGCCTTGGCCACGAAGTTGTGCCTCATTATATTGTTGTGTGAATAATGCTCTTGCTTTTGCTTCTGCTTCAGGACCTTCCTTCAGCCCTATGAGTTTCATTTTAGCTTCAATCTGAGCATCCTGTTGGCCTTTTTTCATTGCCTCAGCTTGCTCTTCTCTGCTTTTTCCTGTAAGTCTGGACATTTCGTCCATTTGTTCTGCCAGCTTAGTTGCAGATTCTATAGCCTGTTTTTTTCCAGCCTCATCCATCTTCTGCGTATAGCGCATAGAACTCATTTGGATAGCTAATACTTCATTTAAGTCTTTGCTTGTATATCCTAACAGTTTAAGATTATCTGATACTGGACTATCTTGAAATGCTTTGCTAAGTTGAGCAAATCGTTCTGCACCTCTTGTAACACTACCGCCTAGACCAATTAAATTTTCTCTATTTTCTTTTATTAAGTTGCTAAACTCACTTAAATTTAGTCTTGAATTGGCAGCTGCTATACTTAGATTTACTAAATCTCCTCTGAATCCAGCTCCTACTTTGCTTAATTCAGTAAATTCATTTTGACTTTGTCTTATAGTAGCAGCCATTGCCTTACCGGCATCGCCTGCTAGTTTAAATGACCCTTCAATAGGGTTGACTATGCTATTTTCTATTTTCGATGCTAGGTCAGTACCGCTAGAACCACCGCCACCACCTGACCCAGAACCGCCACCTCCACCTCCACCGGCTCTTCCTATAGCTTTGGCTATAGCACGGGCGAGATCATCTACATCTGCATCAGTGACTTTCATTTATTATTTCCAGGTAAAAACTACGCATATAAATATCTATATTATATTTATCGGATCAAAAATGAATCAAAACAATCCACTTAGTAAATTTTTTCGTCAACCAAAAATATATTTAACACTACCAAGTCGTGGGTTATACTATGAACCTGGATCGTTATCAGGAAGTTATGAAAAAATGCCTATATATGCTATGACTGGAATGGATGAAATTATTAGTAAAACCCCTGATGCACTTTTTACAGGAGAAGCTACTGCCAAGGTAATTGAAAGCTGTTGTCCTAACATCCGAAATGCAAGACATATGCCTAGCATTGATCTTGATACAGTATTAGTAGCGGTAAGAATTGCAACATTTGGCAATAGTATGCCAGTCACACACACTTGTACCAATTGTAAAACAGAAAATGATTATGACATCGACCTAAACTCTGTAATCGACCATTTTATGGCATTGAAGTATGTAAACACAATTATAATTAATGAAGAATTATCAATTAAAATTCGGCCCTTGCAATATGAAGAAATGAATTACTTTGCTATTGAAAATTTTAAATTGCAGAAAATGTTGTATCAAACTACTGATTTAAAAGACGATGAAAAGCAAAAGACTATTGATAAAATTTATCAAGATCTAAGTAGTTTACAATTGCAATTATTTTTAACCTCTATTGAGGTTATACAGTCAGATGTTCAGGTTACAGAAAAAGGTTTCATTGAAGATTTTTTACGAAATTGTGATAGAGTAATCTATAATTTAATTAAACAGAAACTAGAAGAAAACAAAGAGTCTTGGGCTATGCCTAAATATACTGTTAAATGTACTAATTGTGGAACAGAAAATCAATTACAAATTACACTAGATCAAAGTAATTTTTTCGCCTAAGGCTTCTAAAACTTAATGCAGAAGAAATTAGAAACTATACTGACAGTTTAGATTTAGAAGCCAAAGATATTAAAGACGAAATATTTAGATTAAGTTGGTATATGCGAGGAGGTGTGGATGCAAACGATCTTTTTTATGTTTATAGTTATGAAGATAGATCAATAATGAATAAAATTATAAAAGATAATATAGAAGCAACTAAAAAAACCGGATTAAATTTAATTTAATTTTTACCTAAAGGTACGCCAATTCCTGATAAGAATTTATATAAATTTCCAGACTCTTTAATCAATGCATTAATAATAGCACTATCATCCCAAAATTCAGCTACAGAAGTATTCGACATATAACCCTGTGAACGAGTTGAATTAATCAAATAGTGAAATAGTCCTATAGCATAATCATTCCATGCTTGTGTAGCCATAAATGTTTGTAAAGCAGTATATCCTGCTGTTGTTTTAGCAAAAGACTGCAATGCCTCTAGTTTATTAATTTTGCCTCTTGTAAAAAATAATATCCAAATGTGTAATAGGTAAATGCCTGCTGCTGCTATTTGAGAAAGCCAGGCCTGATATAATTTACCTCTAGCATCATCTAGTAGAATATTTTTATCTTTTTGATCTTTAATTGTATATCCTTCATAATCTCCTTTTTCAATTCTTTCTTGAGCTCTAAGGTAGATTACTAAAGACCATAATAATTGCATAGTAGTAAGAGCTTTCATTAGAGCACTACCCAATGCTGCTCCTAATATTTTTGTTAACCAATGCATTCCTGCTTTTTCTATTTCAGCAGGTGCCTTTTTACCAATTGTATTCGCTACTTCATTAGCTACTATTTTAGCTATATCTGCTGTTCCTAAAGCCTGAGAAGATTTTTTATAAGCATCAGATTGCTTATATGCGTTTAAAATTTCATCGTCTGTCATATTTCTCATTATAGGACGACCAAATTGATCTTTAAGACCACTATCTGTTTGAGGCTTAGTTTTTAAACTATTATACCATTGTTTAGCAGCAGATAGTTCATCATTCACCGCTCCTCCTATTTTACCTAAGTTAGGTTCAACTCTAGGAGGCTGCTCTTTACTAAAAACTTTTGATAGTTTTCCTAATTTATCAAGAGGCCCTTCAGTAATAATCTCATAAGCTTTCATAATAGATATTTATTAGAGTTGAACTGCGTTCAACTGTTCTTCGCTATCGCTCGAACTATTGTTTTCACGAAGTGATTTAATATTATCCAGATATGACAGTCACATTTTGCCCTTAACGGGCAAAATTCGACTCTGCATTATCCGAGTACTCGAGTCACATAGCATTACTGCATTACAGTGGCGGTCGTCCGGTACCACGAGCAGCGTTTTTATCACGACGGCAGGAGCATACACTTATGCTATCAAGCATATGTCCGTTAGGGAATTACCCTTCTTTTGGCCTTTAATCCTTTTCAAACAACCAAACAGTAGGTCTTAAACTGTCTTCATCTCTAAGAGGTAGTGGTTGAGTTCTTGCTACGGCGGCAAGATTCCATCCCTGTGATACGATTGTCCAGGTCTAGGGCGCACGAAATTAGCCTGCGCTAGCTATTAACCGTTTAACTGTTTGCCTTTGATGTGTGAGCCATGAACACGGACCTGTATATGTCCGTTATAGTAGTCGTCTGATTCTAATACTCGCCTAGAGAATTGCTCTCGTGCCTCAATATAACTACACTCTGCCTTGGTTTTACAAAAATAA